TAAATAATAAAAAAAAAAAAAAAAAAAAAAACTTTTAAAAATTTGATAAACAAAATTATTTTTTATCACCCCAAAAAACGTAATGGGGGTCTGGGTGACAGAGATGGGAGTGTGCCCGCCATGCCAAGCCCCGAAATTTAACAAAAGCAGGGATAGTAATATCCCTGCCTCCGCATTATTTCCCACCGAAAACATACTTATGCACGTCAGCACGCTTGCGGATTTTCTCTGCAAGGCGTACCAGCTTGAGCAAGCTCTTATCAGGGACGCCTGATAGAGCAATCTTGGGAATATGAGTATTGATATCGCTCATATTCGCATTAGCTTTACACGAGCGAACGCGCTTTGGTATTACCATATTCTTACTTTGTCCTCCCTCATTTTGAGCCTAGATTATCACGATTACTTCTTTGCGACTTTTTCAGCCGCAGCTTTTGCCGTAGCTTGCAGCTCAGCTTCGGCCTGTTTCTTAAGAGCCTCAGCTTTTGCTGCATTAGCTGCGTCAATCTTCTGTTGTGCCTCAACATCAGCAGTGGAGAGCATACCAGCCATCTCCATTGCCTTGAATTTGTTGACGCCGCGAGATACCAGCACCTTAACATATTCAAGCTGGTCATCTTGCGCTTTTTTGGTATCAGCTTTAACACGCTGATCGTAATAGCTCTTAATCAAAGCTTCGAGCCATTCTGTTGCTTTAGAGTCGCGGTTCTCTTCAAACCACTTCTCTCCTTCGGCGTAAATCTTCTGTGCATATTTATAGCGCAGAAGCTTGTCGAGCATCTGATTTGCTGTACCAGAAATCTCAATTACCTCAGTTTTCTGGGCAGCTTCAATGATCTCCGCCGCAATTTGCTCAGGCGTTTTACCATCAAGCAAAGCCATGATTTGTCCTCTTGTGGGATAATATCCCGGTTGAGAATAATCTAGGCTCAAGATGCGGAAGGACATTAGCTATTCTAGCAGCTAACTAGCTATTCAGCTAGTGCAATCTGGTCGGCCATTTCCTAGGATGGAAGGAGCAGATTCAGATTACTGTTACTCAGTACCAGACCTATAGTATATCTGTCCGTTGACTGCTTTCGCAGTACCAATATACTATAGTGTCCTGTCCGTTAACTGAGTAGCTATTCCCTTTCCCCGCGCATACTGTACCGCAGGTACTAAGCAATTGAATAGCTAATTAGCTGCTAGATTCTGGAATCACAATACCTGTGACAGTGGTATTATCCCTACCATGTGTAGTCCAGCCTACACAATCTGGGCACGATCGCTTCGCACGCCCCGTAAACTAATGGAGCCCACATCAGGTACGCGCTACGGACCAACAACCAAAGACAGTATGCCACAGAACCTACCTGCACACAATACACAAGATATTGCGTTCGCTTTCTCTTCGCCCCAACATATAGGGGCTATGGGTCCTACATATGGTATACCATCTAAGGCCACCCCCATATATGGTGTTTACTAATTTGATATCCGGGGACGTTCTCACAAATTTTTTCCAATTTTTGCCGTTTCCACATAATATAAGCTAAAGCTATAATATTCAAGCAAGCTATAATATACCTTATTGCATTGATATAGCAAGCTATATTAGTATAATTATAATGATTTCACATAACATAGTTATTAACTAGACGGCCCAAAGCGCAGTCTACCCACGAGCCTACAGAGCGTAAATGGGCTAGCAGCTAAGCTGCTCAAATCATTAATCATATTGCCAAAATAACAGTTGACTTCCGTGTGAAGGCGCGCTAGCCTAGAAAGAATGTTAGGGCTGGTTTGCTTCTTGGAGCGGTAGACACAGTGTAAGGCATCCCAATATGAGACGGCGAAGATATAAGCCAAAGGCTGAAATTATCAGCAGCTCTAAGGCAACTGAGACTCACCGGAAGAATATTGTGGATGCCTTACACGACCATCTTAAAAAATGGCATCCGGGCAAAGCTAAAATGGAGGTAACAAATGCCAGCAGCATACAAAAGATGCGTTAGCCACGTCCAAGCTAAAGGCAAGAGCAAAAGTTCAGCTCATGCAATATGTACCAGCGTTAATGCTGGCAATATTAAAAAAGTTAGAAAGACAGAGAGTCGAAGCCCCAAAGGGAAAAAATAATGGCAACTCCTCCGATATTGCCTAAAGCTCCCAAATCGCCATCAAAAGCTCCCAAAGCTCCTTTTGTCGGACCTTTACCTTCTCCACCGGGCATGACTGAAGAAAAGGCTAACAGGGCTCAAGCTCAGAGTAATAAAGAAGCTCAAGAGATGCGACGCAAGAAGGTTAATGAGAAATATATGCTTAGGACGGGAGTTATTTAATAGCTATGGCTTCCCAATCGCCAAAATCTGAACTTAGTAAAGCTGCCAAAATAAGGCAGCAAAGCTCACTGCCGGAGGCCCCCTCGAAGAGACATAAAGGTAAAAGTTGGGAAGCAGTTCGCGCTGCGCGTAAGAGTTTCTTTAACAAAATCTCATCTTCACATTAGGAGCCCCGTTATGGTTAAGGTATCAGGAGAGAAGCCCGGAACTCAACCAGCGAAGCCCGGAAAAGAACAAAAGCCAGTTGATCCTAACGAGCCTCAAAATCCCACGCCCGAAGTACCGGCAGAGCCTTTAACTGAGCCTGCTGATGCTCCTGCTGATCCACCTCCAGATCCACTTCAGGCAGTAGATTTTGGAGGTCGTGTTATTAATATTGGAGATTATGTTGACCTCTATTTCTGCAAAGTCGTAGGCTTTAAGCCTGACGAAAATAACAGACTTAATATTTGGGTCGTTCCAACATTAAATACCATTAAAACTAATGATCCCAATAATCCATTGACAGGTCAGCTTGATGAAAAAGCTATGCTTGTAAGTGGATATAGTACAGTTTCATATGCACCTCCTAGTGGGAATCCCAGTAGTTTAAGCGCACCAGCAGAGGCTATTATGGCTTTAGCAGCTAACATTCAAAAATCTAAAGATGTTGCAGATGGAACAGCTCCAGCGCCAGTATTGCCATCAAATTTTCTAGCACCATCCATTATCTAAAAGACCGGAATGTGAAGCACAGGAGCCTCATGTGTCGTTTAGCCCAAAAGGAAAACACCACAGTAAGACTGTGGACAAAATTCGGATAGCCTGCCGCTTAGAGCTGCTTAACTTAGGTATCCGCGACCAAGAGATAGCTGCCTATATAGGCATGTCCTCTACTTCTTACAGCCTCCTCAAAAAGACGAAAGTCTACCAGCAACTCCATCTTCAATATTTAACAGGAATCCTCAGTGAAGCCGACGATGAGGTTACGAACAATTTCGAATATCAACGAAAGATTTTGGCACGTGGAGTACCTATTGCGCTGGAGAATTTATTACGGGCAGCCAGCCAAAGAGTGGACTCGAAACTTAATTTTGAAGCCTCGAAGGAACTCTTGGATAGGCATGGTGTCCACGCGAAAGTTAGCAGGATAGGCTTACCAAATGTCGAGCAGGATGCTTCGTCGCCGAAAGACAATGAAGTTGCTCAGGAAGTCTTACAGGCTTTTGCAAAAGCTAGAGCTAAAACTGAACCAGAACCAGAGGTTACTATCGAGTCTCCACCAGCTACTGAAACAACGCAATAAGGAGGCTATATGTTGATTTATGTTAGCCTGTTAGTAGCGATTCTTGGAGCTGTTATCTATCTAGTTTCAGCTAACCCGAAGATCGGCCAGCTTGCTATTTGGGCATGGGGAGCAGGCTTATTAGCATTCTTGCTCCAGATTGTCGGAAGTCATTCTGTGAGTTTGATGGGAAAATAAAGGAGCTGATTATGCAAGGAACGGCAATTCAGAATTGGTTTACATATCATCCACCAAAAGATGATCAACCTGAGCGTTATGAAAAGATTCGTGAGGCAGCTAAGACTTTCGCTCTAGTTATTGATGCGTGCTGTCCTGAATCAGCAGATAAGACTGCAACTTTCAGATTGTTACGTGAGACAGTTATGTCTGCTAATCAGGCTATCGCCTGTAATGAATAACGGAGAATAAGATGAGCACGCATAAAATAACCATGCATCGACGTGGACAACAGGGAATGAGTGAAGCTATGGCGAACGAACTTAATCGCCAGTCAGCAACTAAAGTGATGCGTAAAATGGGCACTAAAAAGATCCATAGCTCGAAACCAAAACAAGGCTACACTCAAAATAGACCTGGCGTTGATGTTTTCCATCCGAAAGTATGAGTGAGACTTTTTTAATAGATGAGCTGCGAGATGAAGCAGAACGACTCCAAGAAGTTAACTCGAAGAGTTGGGCCAATCACTGGACAATCATTGACCCTACAGGTTTATCTCCCAGAGCAGCAAATATTGTCCACAGACTTAACGGGTACGGAAGTCACTACTATTTTGCAAAGGTTGTGCTGCGCAGACATAGACTCAGAGAGTATTTGCATAAAGAACTGTGCGATATCTTTGAGTCAACAAGATTAAAAGATATTATAGAGTGGCCTCGTGATCATTTCAAAAGCACAATCGGTTCAGAATCAGCCCCCATATGGTGGGCCTTGCCTTTTAACTATGATGACGAACTCATCATGCGATCGTTTGGATACGGGGATGAGTGGATACAATGGATGTATCGCGCTCACAACCGGGACACGAGAACATTGCTGGTTTCAGAAAATAAAGACAACATTGGAAAGCTCGGAGTAAGAGTTGATAATCACTATCAAAATAACGATTTCTTCCTCCGTTTGTACCCGGAGATTAAACCGGATAGTGGATGTACGTGGTCCGTCACAACAAAAACTCACAAAAGATCTGGTCAAACTACTGATGGAGAAGGTACGTTTGACTATTTGTCTGTGGGGACTGCCTTACAGTCTCGACACTACGTTCGCGTCATCCAAGATGATCTTGTAGGTAAGGAGGCTTTAGAGTCAGAAGTTGTAATGCTAGGCACCATAGACTATCATAAGCTTTTAGTGGGAGCTTTCGATAGTGATCCAACGGACCCAGAAGCTGATAACGATGAAATCGTGATTGGCAATCGTTGGAGCTACAAAGACTTAAATTATTGGATTCGTAAAAATGAAACTTACTTCAGAATTACGAGTCATAGCGCAATTGGCGGGTGTTGCCCTCGTCATCCTGCTAATACAATTTTGTTTCCTGATGAGTTTAGCTGGACGAAACTTGACAGGTGGAAGAAGCGTCTCGGCCCTTATTTCTTTAGTTGCCAGTTTCTTAACAATCCTACTCCTCCTGGTGATACTAAGTTTAAAGAAAGCTACCTGAATTATTATAAGTTTCAAGTCGTGGATAAAGCTCATGATAAGAGAGTACAAATCATACATGAAACACGCTCAGGAGTCACGCCGAAAAACTTATTCCCGAGCCATTTGCAGCGAGTATTATTACTCGACCCTAATCATGCAGGTACGGAAGGACGATCTAAGCACGCTCTTATTGTGTTGGGTTACACTTTGGAAATACCTTTTCGCGTATATCTGTTGGATCTTTATGCAGAAAACTCATCACACGCGGACCTTGTTACGCAATTATTTCATTTTGGTGAGAAATGGAAGATTCGTGAGCCGTGGCTTGAAACTGTTGGAGCGCAAAAATGGTTGAAGTATCATTTAGAGGTGATGAGTGAGCTTAACAGAAAGATGGGAAAGTGGACGTTCCGTAAATTTAACGAGTTTAAGAAGGATAATTCTAAGGACGCGAAAATCCAAAGAATTGATGCTCTTGAACCCACTTTCGCTAGAGGAGAGTTTTATTGTCGTAGGATGGGCCATGAACAATTCATCAAAGAATATTTGGAATACCCTTACTCACCGACTAAGGATATCTTGGACGTACTTGGTTACGCTCATGAAGCGATTGACCTCGAAGCACTCTCAGACTCCGAAATAAATGATATAATGTTACAGAACAGACGTAAGTTTATGAGGCGAAAAGTGGGAAGTACAGGATACTGAAGATGCCAGTTATTGAGCCAATTGAGGTAGATTTTGGAAAAGAAGCTAATGATGAGCTTCATAAGTTTGTAAAGGAGAACCTCCGAATGATGGAGGATGCTTATGAAACTTTTCACACTTCTAAGGTCCCAGAATGGCGTAGGCTCTATAAAGGCCAACCGGAACAAGAAACTAGGGATTTTCCTTGGCCTAACTGTTCTAACACTGTTATTCAGCTTATCGCTGAAAATGTGGATATTCTCAAAGCCCGAATCATCGGAACTATATATGAAATATTACCGCTATGGGTTACACACCTTGTAGGAGATTGGGATGAGAAGGAACAAGGTGATGAGCAGCGATCATCTTTTGAAGAGTTTATGAACTTGATGGGTCAGGAACCTAATGAACTGGATCTATATCGTGTGGAGTCGCTTGCAGCTAATGATATGGTTCAGTTTGGATCAGTCCTTATAAAGATGCCTTGGGAGACTGATACTGAAAAGCTCATAACTGGACCGGGCTTACAGCCATCTCAACCAATATTTATTGACCACGTTAGATATGATGGACCAAGGCCAGAAAAGGTGCCTATTGAAAGTTGGGGAGCTACGCCAGCAGCACCCACGTGGGAAAAAGCTGATTTCAAGTATCATAAATATACGCTGACCAAACAGAAAATAGAGCAGAAACTCTATGAGGGATCTTTTAAACTTAGCCAAGCTGATAAAGAAAAACTCTTAAAGAGTCCTGATCGGCAAGGTCCATCTAACACTGAACAACAGAAACAGCAGGAACAGAATATCCAAGGTCAGTATGGAGAATATGCGGCAGAGTGGGATTTCTACGAGTGTTGGTTTTGGTTCTGGCATAATAATGCAAAATATAGATTAATTTACATTTTGCATAAAACGACCGAGCTTCGCTGTAATGCGGTCTTTAATTTCTATCCTGGGAATGAAGAACCATTTGAATTTGGTCGTTTGGGCTATACTGATGACGGTCTGCTTGGATATGGCTTTGCAGAGATGCTTAAGCATTATCAGGAAGAAGTTAGCACCGGGCATAATCAAAGGAACGATAATAGGACTCTTGGCAATACTTCTATCGTGGCTGCTGGACGTAATAACAAGATAGATGCTAATCTTGGCATTTATCCAATGGCTGTCCTTCCATTATCCCCTGATGAATTTTCAATCACTCAGTTAGGAGTTCCATATCCCACAGATATAGAATCTGAAGGACTCACTATCCAGTTAGCTAAGTCGAGAGCCGGAACTGATGATCCTGCTACCACAGGGATGGGCGGAGGAGTTACTAATCCTCGTAAGGGCATACAAAGTGCTATGGGCACTTTTAGTGTCCTACAAAGTGGGAACAGGAGAGTTAATGTTAACATTACAGATTTTCGATATATGCATCTTAAGTTGGGCCGAAAAGCTGGCAAGATGTATAGTGAGTTTGGGGTCGGAGAAAGGCTCCAATACTTTGGCAAGCAGGCACAATTTATAAAGATGGCCCTTGAAAATATACGTCGTAAACGTATAGATTTGCCCATCCGGGCTGCTAATGCAAGCATTAATAAAGAACTAGAGAAACAGAATGACATGTTGCTTTCGCAAGTGCTCCAACGTCATCATTCAGCTATCGCCCAAATTTTGCAGGGTATTTCTAATCCACAGATGCCTCCTCCACTTCTGAAGTTCCTTATAGGAGTAATCGCAGCACAAGGGGCACTTATGAGTAAGTTGCTTCGCAATTTTGGGCATGATGATATATCGAGATTGCAACCAGAATTAGAGTTGTCAAAAGAACTAAAAGGAGCCATAGCAAATGCCGGACAACAAGGACAGCCTACGCAGCCGCAAAATATCTCGGGCGCGCCAACTGAGGCAACGCCTTTACCAAGTGGACAATTGGCCCCAGTATCAGCACTACAGGCGCCTAATTTCCCACAAAGCGGAGGTCAAACAGTGGTTTAGTGAGGATTCTGCTCGTCACTTTAAGGAGTTTATTGAACATGCAATTCTTACCTATACAGAACAGTTAACTAATAACTTTCTGGATAAGGATAAGAATGATCTTTCTGCTGTTATAAGAGGCAGAATTTATGCCTACAAAGAGATCATGACCATGTTAGATGAGCTAGAAACCTACGATAAAATGAAAATCGAGCTTGCTGCTCTGGAGAATGAAGGTTTCACAGTTACACCAGATGAAGGATTGCCCAACTAAAAAAGGAGCCTAGCGGCTAAAGGAGCTTATATGCCTTGGGGAGAATTGAAAAAAGAAGATCTCATTAAAGCAGGACTCGATCCTGATGCTTTCAAAACAGTTTCAGATAAGGTTGCTACTGCTGCGTCTAAGGATGATATTACAGAGCTTAAGACGGCACTTGCAACAACACAAGATACCTTGAAAAATCTTGAAAATTCCCTTCGTACTATTGTCGCTAACAAAACTGAAGGCGGTGATGGTGCTATAGTGGAAAAACGAAATCAAGATGATCAATCAGGTAAACCGCAAGGTGGACCACAGTCCTTAAATATTGATCCTATCCAATTCATGGAAGATCCCCAAAGTGCTGTAAGGCGAATAGTGAGTGAAGGACTTGGCCCAATAACCATGCACTCACTAAATATGGCCGCTGAGATGGCTTATAACATAGCTCGTCAGCGTCTACCGCACTTTGAGAAGTTTGAGCCTGAGATTAAGGAGCTATGGAATAAGTACACTCCAGCACAGAAAGGCAAGCCTGATGAGCTTATCGAGAACTTATATAATCTTGTGCGAGGACGACATATGGACGAGATCCTCACAGATACCAACAAGCGAGATGGAAAGTATAATCTCGTACAGTCGGGAGGTACAACTGTTGTTGGGAGACCTGGAGGAGCAGGCCCAGAACGAAAACCTGAAGATGATCTTACAGCCAAAGAAGTTGAAGTAGCTGCAAGATTTGGTTTGACTCCGGCAGAATGGGCTGCGCAGAAGGGAGGATTGAAGTATGTCTAATGAAGATAGAATTAAAAATATAATGAGAAAGGTTGACGAAACTTCTAATCCTGCTGACGTGGACTCTGACTTAAAAGCAGCCGCCGAGTTAGCTAAGCAGCGCCTCGCTGAAAATATGGACCCTGAAAATCTAACCCAGAAAGTTATTGACAGGCTCAAAGCTGAGGCAAAACAAGCTCAATCAGGTAACACTATAGGTGAAACTGCTGGCTTTAGTAGGACAGTCTCTAAATCACCTTATCAGCCTGATGTACAAATTATTCCACCCCCATCTAGTGCCGATCAAAATGCAGGTCAGAAAGGCTTTGATGCCAGACCAGCTCAGCCTTCTGACCTGTCTAAAATAACTGAAGCTGATATCTTAAATTTGGACTTTATTGACGCCAAAGCTTTTGATATTCCTGCAATGTTGCAAGTGGCTCCAAAAGATGGGAATATCAGATTTAGATGGGTTAACTTCAAAAATTATGAAGGTGGCAACTATGCCATGTTCAAGGCCATTGGCTTTCAAAATGCAAAGCCAGAAGATATTGCTGGGCCACTCAGTGAACATCTTCTAAAAGAAGATGGCACTATTAAATGGTTTGATGTTATTCTTATGAAAGTGCCCACATTACATCTCATGGGCATTTATAAAAAGAATATCATCAGAGCATTAATGAAAGTCGGTAGATGGCAGACCGCCGCTATAGAGCAAGCTAAAAGAACACTGGATCATGATGTTGGATCTGATGTTATGAATGCTTTGCGCAGACAAGGAAAGAATGTAGAGTTCTATGCTCCCACAGTAAAAGAGATGGGAGACCAAGATAAATCTTTTACTGAGAGCTAGAATAAACTAAATTAGGAGGTCACCAAACATGGCCGCTTTTCTAGCACATCACGGTCCCATTACGGTAGTCGAAACCATTTCTGGTAATACAGACTTTACCGGAAGTGATAACGAAGCCGCATCACAAACTTTCCTTGCAGGTACTCCCGTATATCTTGCTAGCGGGAATATCACTGCATGGACGGGGAACACAACTCAGCTAATCGGTGGTATTTCGATGGAGGATGCTCATAATCTTGCTAGCGCAGGATTAGGTGCTCCAACTCCATTTACCGGCGTAGGTTTTCCAGGTACTGGAACTACTTTTGGTTCCGTACCTAATGAAGTTTCCGCTGTTAATATCCCACGTGGAGCACCGTTTGTCACCGGACAAATTTTGTACAATAAGTCCGTTGATGACACGATCTTTGAAGGACAGTTCGATAATTCCTCTCTCGGTACTTCAGTAGGAGCCACTCCAACACAAGCTCTTGTTGGAACTCTTGCTGGCTTAACTGCTGACTTAAGTGCACCAATTTATTGGTATGTAGATGGTGCAAAAACCACTCCCGGTACTGGAACCACCAACGCAGCAGTTGAGATAGTAGGATTATCACCAATAGATGGTGCTATTCCTAATGGCCGTGTTCGTTTCAGATTTTTGAAGGCTGTTTCACAATTCCAACAGTAATTAGGAGCTACCACAATGACTATGGTTCGTGGCCAGTATGCACAATTAATGGCTCCGGGCATCCACAAACTTTTCAACCAATGGTTGGAAACATACCAAAGGGACTTAGAATATCCTGCGGTATTCAACGTCGAAAGCATTACAATGGCTTATGCTGATGATGTTGAGTTTGCTGGCACTGGCCCGATGCCATACAAACCGGAGAACACTCCTGTTAATTACACTCAAGTAATACAGGGTGGCACTCTACGTTATATCCCGCTTACTTACGCATTAGCTGCCCGAGCCTCATTTGAGCTTTATGAGGACGATCAGTATGGCGTAATTAAGCAGATTCCAAAAGCTCTTGCTCGCTCGCAACGTTTCACGGAAGAAATGGTTCCGTGGAATATCTTTAATCTAGGCTTCTCCACTGTCAAGACGATTGATGGTGTTTCTCTCTTCAATAACCAACATCCGTTGCTTGGTGGTCCCACCGCAACATCTTATGGACCGGGATTATCTGGTGTCATAAGTGCTGCTGGCACCTTTCCAAATCGACCAGCCGTTGATGTTGATCTTAGCCTCGCTGCTGTTATAGCGATGACTAATCAATTTGAACGGATTGTTGATGGTGTTGGTTTACCTATTGTACTAAAGCCCAAAGCTTTAGTTCTTCCTCCTGCACAACGTTTCCTTGCCCGTGAACTGCTCGGTTCACCAGGGAAACCGGGAACTGCAACTAACGAAATCAACGCTCTCTTGGGCGAAGATTTGGGATACATGGTGGGTCACTATCTCACTAGTGACACAGCATGGTTCGCAGTTTGTGCAAAGGATCAACATCAAGTTAAATTCTTATGGCGTAAAAAGCCAGATATGGATTATGACGATGATTTTGATACCGATGCCCTGAAGCAAAAATCCAAAATGAGATTCGCTGCTGGAGCATCTCATTGGCTTGGTGTGTGGGGAAGCAACGGGCCGTAGGGAGAAATAAAAAAGGAGCCTAGATTTATATTTTATAACGGAGTTATTCTCATGGCTACTAAGAAAAAGTCTAGCAAGCTCAAAGAATTTATCAACCATGAGAAGAAAGAGTTAGATAATTTATTGCATCACGGTCATCATCCGACTAAAATGGAGGTGGAAAAAGAAATGGCGAGCAACGAAGTAAAAGATAACTTTCCAGATGATGCAAGTATGAACAGAACAACCGATCCTGTACAACAACCACCCGGTGGACAAGTGACTGAAGTCATGAGTAAAGATCCACAAGCTAACATATTGAACGCAGCAGAAGCTGGAGCACAGGCTAAAAGGGGAGCTGCTACTACAGGATTAGTGCCTGAGCCTGACCCCAATTACACATTTGAAATTGAACAAGCTCCACATAAACTTACGGTTAAAGTGGAGAAAGGACTGACTTACAATTATCACGTTGTATGTCAGTATTGTGGTTGGGAAGGAAGATATCTTTATCAAGAAGAAGCTGAAGATGCAGCTAAAGACCATCTTCAACGAAAGTTCCCTCGCCGGGGATGAGGACTCCATAAGCTTCGCTTTTAGCGCAGCTATGTGGATAGGGGGCGTTAGGCTTAGGCTCCTTTTCGCCCCCGATTTTATAAAGCTAATATATAAAGGAGCCTAGGAATGATATGCCAAACCAATCAATAATAACAACTGTAGCCTACCGCGGGATGCGTAACTTCCACAAGGATGCTTATTTCTATTGTGCAAGATGCGGATCGCGTGTACAGATTAAAGAGATGGTTTGGCAACGTGGATTATTGCTCTGTAAAAAGTGGGATTGTCAAGATCATGGCAATCACGGATTTCCACTTATTGGCCAGCGTGAATCTGATATAGCCTTAAGGCTGGAGATGCCGACACATGAATTACAGCCAGATGATAAGCTTATAACTCCATTGGAGAGTGGCTCCAACACTGATGATGAGATCTTCTTTTAGGAGCTTATAATGGCAAACGATCCTCAAGGATATCCAGTACAAGAATACACTAATCTACAAGGTGATGTAGTATTTCAAGTTTTATCTAATGGTACTCTTGTATTTGATAGTGGTATTCTTATCACTTCTGGAAATGGAAGTCCTAACGGTGTCATAGAGGCTCCTGTTGGCAGCTTATACATACAGAAGGATGGTACACCTCCTGATGTATGGTGGCAGAAACAAACGGGAACAGGAGATACTGGATGGGTTTTAGCTAGTGGAGGTGGTAGTACACCACCGGGAGGCAATGATGGTAACGTACAATTTAATGGCATGGGAGCTTTTAATGGTACTGATAATTTTAATTATGTTGAAGGTAATGGTGTAAGCTTACAACAACTATATAGAGGTATTACTGTTTCAGCGGAACAAGATGTAACAAGTGCTATTAATAGTACAATAGCAGGAATTTTTGACGCATCTATTGATAATACTGATCCATTAGTAATGATTGATGTTATTGGTGCTTCTGGTCGGGCAACTGTTAGTAATAGTGGTAATCCATCTACGGCTACTCATTGTTATGCTTTAGAAGCAATTTTGCAGGCTGGAGCTGGTGCAGTTATTAATCAATTTGCAGGACTTAATATATCTACAAGTGTTGTTGATCCTGCTGCAACTATAACAGATGCCTATGGCATACATATTTCTGATTTTAGTATTATTACAGCGTCAGGAGAGTCTAGAGCAATTAAAGTTGATGGAGGGATTTCAGAGTTCCAAGATGTGCTAGCCCAAGATATATCACAAATAAATACAACAGCAGCAACTAACGTAGCTAATCAACCGTCACCAGTATTACTACAGCAGGGTAATTATTGGGATGGAGCTGCATCACATACTGATAGTTTTACAATTGAAGATGTACTAACTGGAACTGGTACAGCAGCTAAAGCTTCATTAACAATAATTCATGCAGGAGCGCCTGGAGATATATTTGCTAAGAATGCAGTCTCCTTAGTGGGTTCTGTATCAGCGGGCCTAGTATATGAAACACACAATTCATTTTCACAGGGGGCAGATTTTTATACGCACAGTGCTACTGCTGGCCTTGGAGCTACTCTTGCTTTATATCGGTCACGCGGTACTCAAGGAAGTCCATCGGCTGTAACAGTTGGAGACTCATTAGGATTTTGTAGCTTTGGTGGTTGGAGTGGTTCATTTTATATAGTAGGCGCGAATATTCAAGCTAAGTCCACAGATAACTGGACTGGATCTGGTCCTTATGGAACACAAGTAGTATTTAATATTGACGTTACTGGTACAACAAATCTTGTTGAAGCATTTCGAGCACAGAGTGTAGGATCTGGCGTACCGTCATTGCGTATTCCTGCTACAGCTACATTATCATTCTTTACTGGAGCATCAGATAGTGATGTGGGATTTTCAAGAATAAATGCTGGTGTTCTTGGACTTGGGAATGGTACGGCGACAGGTAATACATCAGGTAATCTCCAATTAAATCAAATCACTAAATATAATAATGAGACAACGGCAGGACCGGGTGTTAGCTATATTCGTGGCGTTACATCACAAAAGAACGAAACTGGTGCGGATGCTAACGTATTAACAGTAACTCCTCCTGCTGCCGTAGGCTCTTATAGATTAAGAGTTGTTTTATCTGTGTCCGCAGCTACTAGTGCTACGATAGGATGGACAGCAACTTGGACTGATTCTAACGGTACTGCACAGACACCAACTAATTTATCTTTGTTTCAGAGTGGTGTAGCTGCTCCCGCATTAACATTTACTACCAGTGCAGCAGGCAATTATTATGGCGAGGCACAGATTGATACTAATAATGGTGGAGCAAATATTGTCATCAAAACAACATTTACTGGAACATCAGTGGCTTATAAGATTACTGCCACTATCGAAAGAATAGTTTAAGGAGGCTTTAACATGGCAACGAGAATTTCTCCAAATCCAGTTTGGCAGTTAGTAGATCAGGGTGGAGATGTTATTGTCTCCATTAACAATGATGGCAGCACAACTATTCCAACTGGTCAAGTTGGACCAGTTGCTTCAATGGTTAATCAAGTTAAACTTACATTAACTCCAGCACAACTCAAAGCTTTAAAAGCTACTCCCGTTAGCATCATTCCTGCGCCGGGATCAGGTAAGTTCATTCAAGTTGAGGAGTGTTCTGTGTATTATAAGTTTGGTGCTACAGCATACACACTAAATGCTGGAACACTTAAACTTTATCATGGACCAGTTGCTAACGCTAAGCCACTTACAGCAGCACTGGAGACTGGTTTAATTGATCAAACTGCTAATCGCAGCAATCTTGATGTTGCGATTCTGGCAACTGGAAACTTAACCGATGCTCAGGCTTTAAATGTTGATATTGAAGTTGGTAATGCCGGAGCGGCAGAGTTTACTCTGGGAGATGGAACTGTTGAGTTCTTCGTAAATTACCAGATTCTACAAGTTCCGTAGGGAGGATGAGATGGATTTTACAGGAAATCCTTGGGTTATTGATGCAGCCGACGTTACTGGGCTAGCTGCTGTCAGTGGGAGTGGCAATAAACCGGGAGATGTTATTTCTGTGAGCGGCACTTTTTATCTTGTAGTGTGGAAAGGTGCCGCACCTATTCTCCAAGTTGAGTTAGTTGGTTATGCCGCTGATACTGACACAGCAACTGTTGATCGTTATAACACTAAAGATTTTGCTCGTCTTAATGGCGCAGCCGATCTTGAAACTGTCAGAAGTGGTGTTGTTGGTTGGACTGTTGATGGATTATTAATACCGAATAACGGTATAACAGCAGGAGAGTTAAAAATCTATCACAGATAAAGGAGCCTAATGCCTCCGCAAGTTACGCAATCTGGCTATTTTGAGCAGATATATCAGGGACCATATAAGGGCATCCATGTAAGCTTGCCTGAGAATATGATCCCTGAACAAATGTCTCCACTCATTCAGAATTTCATTCTGAAAAATGCTGAGCTGCGTACACGTCCACGTATGACCGTTGGCATCTTAGGGACTCCAGATGGATATCCTATAGATGTTATTGAAACCTTCCAAGATAGTAATACTGCCTTTCACACTGTAATTGTGAATAGGCGTGGCTTATGGCAACTTAATCCAAACTTCGCCAATAATCCAGCTCCAGATTGGAATCTAATAGGAGTGTTTCCTGTACAACCGGGACCAGATATCCCGGTCGCCCACGTTACATTTCTTAATAAATTCTATTGGACTAATGGTGGAAATAACTTATGGGTGTGGGATGGAATAACTTCTAGTGGCATTCCCACTATAGGTAATCCATTTCCTTGGGTAGCTAACCAGCGGATATTTGCTGGTATGCGTGTTGTGGACTCAAATGGTAATGTTGAGATATGTATTAAAGCAGGCTGGACCGGAGCTGCTCATCCTACTTGGTCTACTGTTGTGGGTGGTAATACTACTGAAACTACCGTATCTCCTCATGTCCCTGCTGCTATTTGGGTTATGAACGGAGTACCCACACCAGCTAGTGGGTTCTATGGGGCAGCGTTAGTAGATGCTTTAAATGGTGTAACTGCTGGAGCTTTTTATCTTGGCGTCCTCGCTTCACGATTATTAATGCTTAGCACGATAGAAGGTGCAGGAGCGGCTGGAGTTCCTTACACACAACGCATAAGATGGTCCGCAAGCGGACAGCCTGAAATATGGGATGCTAATGTTAATATAGGAGCAGGATGGATTGATCTCTTAGAAGTGCCGGATATTATTACAGGCTTCTTAGCTATAGGAGATAAGACGGGCTTTGTATTTCGTAATAATGGTATTAGCGAGATGACTTCTGTTAGTGATGGCATTTTGCCATTTGATTTCAATCATCTATGGGCCTCAGATCGTGGAATCGGTAATGTGTTAGCTTTCAGTATCTCTGGTTACGGGCCTATAGGAATGTTCATTGCGTCTGATGACGTATATAGTATATCTGTGGGAGGATTTAAAAATGTTGGTGGACCAGCCCGAGATGCCATCTTTGCTGATATAGCTGCTGCAACAAGCACACCATTATCAGCAATGATTCCTAAGTGGTCGAATAGATATTCATATTTAGTTTATCTGCTTGCAATTCCTTTTGGTCCTGATACCAAATTCTGGATGTATTCGCTAGAAGAGGGATCATGGACTACATGGTTAAAAAAGAATACCACTGTAACTGGACGAGCTAACTTCGTAGCTACACAATAATATGGTACAGCAATTTTTACCGAATGGCGGAGGAGGTGGTCACGCTGGAGCAGGAGGAGGTGGATATAGACCTCCTGCTGGTAAATCTACTATACATGGATCACCCGGGTTATTGACTTCAACTGGAGGTTTATTTGGAGCTAACTTTAAGTTATTGATGCCATTATTTGATTCAGTTTTTGATAAGACTTATTTAGCACTTATTGATCCAGATAATAATGATTGTGAAGAGGAGGCTTTCTATCTATTTAAGCAAGAAGATGTGATGCCATCACGTTTCATAAGCGTCCATAAACTTATAGTTGTTTATAAGGAACTGGGACTAGCTAAGTTTAGCGTTGGAGTTCAGGTCTATAACAGAGATGCTAATAAATTTTATCAGAAAAGTGTAGCCCTACAAATTTCTAATACGGGTGCTAGACAGGATAAAAAGTTTCCTTTTCCTGATGGCAAACTTAGAGAGTTACCTGTTGACCTTGTTATAGAAGGAGAACGACCTCAAGTCTTTATTCGCCGTAGAGCTAATAGTGGTCCACTTTGTATAACGAGAGTTCATATGATTGGCAAAGCTGATCAAAAGGATATCCTCTGATGCAGATACGCAAATATCAATCTAGTCCTGTAGATGAGGGGGATAATCTTCCGGCAGTCCTTAAGGATGCCTATAAAGCATTAAGAGGTAACATAAGTTTTGGGAAACAGGGCTTTAATAAACAAAGTGTTAATCTTAACCTTGTTACGGATAATATTGATGGTAATTTTGATGTTATTAGTGATACTGGTTTGGCCGACACCCAATTTACAGTAACTCATAATCTTAACCGACAGCCTATCGGTTACTTCGTAATAAGACAGAATAAAGCTGGTTCTTTCTACGATAGTGGTACAGCATGGACTACAACGCAAATATTCTTGAAATGTAGCGGAGCTAATGTAGCAGCAACGATTTTCGTAATCTAGGAGGATCTATGGCGGGGCCATTTCAAACGAATACTCTGACTGCCACTATTACGGGTACTGAAGATTCTACAGGAAATGTGCCCATTAATCGCGGCTTGGGTAATTTAGCCTTCGATTCTAACTTTAGTGACTTTGTTACTTATCAAGCCCTTGCCAGTGGTGACAACACGATCAGCATCCCTAACGGGAAAGCGTGGCAAGTCTACGTCAAAAATAATGACTCCTCTTTGCTTATCACCGTTAAGTATACACCGACAGGTGGAGCACAGCAAGTTAGCTGTTTGCTTGGACCGGGCGAAGTATTCTTAATGTGGCAAAAAATTACAAGTGTTGCTGCTTCACAAGGCATCACTGGCTTAACACTAAATGCATCAGGAGCCAACGCTCTGTGTGAGTATTTCCTCGGAGGCTAGTATGCTGATTAAGGATTTGATTCCTGGTATAATCAGGAAGCTCCGTAACAGAGAAGATCTGACGGACGCTATACCAGCCTATTGTAAAAAAGCCCTCTTGGATCTAACACAAAATTATGAATTTGACGAGCTTCGCACTACTGGCCCTAATCGTAACTTTATCATCAACCAGAATAACTATCCAAGGGACTTTTTTACGCAGCCCGGTCATGGATATGCTACATTTGTGGTTAGTTGGTTTGTTTATTTTGACTCTACGATAACTGTTGGACAGTCAACAGGATTTCCGATCAAATATAGACAACCACGAGTGGTTGATGTTATGAGTGTGATTCCGGGCTTGCCTTGTGCTTACACACAAGTGGGTGAGCAGCGTAATGCTGGTAATCTTATAGTTGGCTATATGCCTAATAGTAACTATGCCACATATATGAGATATCAGCGTCAACATCCCTTTCCTGAAGTGGATGAGAACTCATCACAAGGGGCAGCTATCCTCGCACAGCAAAAAGTATATATGCCAGATGATTGGCAAGATATTATCGAATATGCTGCTGCTGAGAAGGCGATGGATGATATTGGAATGTTGGATGTGGGGATGTTATTTCATCAGAAAGTTTATGGTGCTCCTGGTGATAAAAAGAAGCCCGGTATCATTGTAGAACGAATGACACAGCAACAGCGTCAGTCAGAATATAATGAGCGTCAGTTGCGTCCTCGCGTGAGGAGATATTAACATGCCTCAACAATTACCATTTCCTACAAGTAATAATGCTCCATTACCTATTCCTATGGGATATGGCGGGAATTATAGTGGTCTTAATTTTGGCTCAACAACAGGACAACCTTTTCCAACAATGCCCGCTTATGGAGGCCCAGCTTATAATGTTGGACCGTGGTCAGGAGCACCGGGAGGTGGATTAGCAGGACTGAATGCTGGTATAGTACCCGGTTATTCAGGACCGGGGAAGGGTGTTTATGATATGCTCGGTAGAGCATACGGTAAGGGAACTGGTGCTGTTTTGGGAGATTTATTAAGCGGAGGATTATATAATCCACAGGTTGCAGCAGCCTTTTTAAATGCACAACAGCCTGGAATAGCTAGGGGCGAAGCTGGTATACTTGGAGCTTTTGGTAATGCTGGAGCACGCTATAGCTCTGCTGCCGCTCTTGGACTCGGAGATTATGAGTCTCAAGTTCAGCTTAATCAGCAACAAACTTTAGCACAACTGTATCAAAATGCCCAACTCCAAGAATTGGGATTGCTGCAAGGTTTGCTTCCCACTATTCATCAAGAAAGGGCTGATGAAGGAGGATGGCTTAATAAAGCTCTAGGTGCTGTTGAGATGATAGGAGGAGCTGCACTGTTACCATTTAGTGGTGGATTATCTGCTGGCTTAATAGCAGGTGGTGCAAGGACATTAGCTGGCGGAGGTGGTGGAGGTTATGGAGCATCGCCATTTATGTTACCGGGAATGATGGGTAATACAGGAACTTTTGGTGCTAATGCTCCAATGGGGAACCCTAATTATAACCCATATA